CACAAATTCAAGACCAAGCGAACCACCCCGATAAGAGGCTGACCGTCGCAATACACGAAGGTCTGCCCGAATACGACATGTGCTGGAGCGAGTCCGCAGGGATCTTTCCAGACATTGAGGTGCGTCCCGCAGCATCCGCAGTTTCGAAAGCGGTGACCGCGTTGACGCATACAACCCCAACCCCTGCAAAGGAGGTGCCTATGCCTACAGATGATAACGCTAACCCCGTGGACAGTGGGTTCGATCTCGAACACATGACCTCGCTTACGATGGCCCTGTCGGCCAGCAGGGCGAGGGAAGACGAGGTCACCTACCAACACAACCCCGTGAACGCCATCACCGAGGCCAGCGAAGACGCGATACGTATGATCGGCGAAGAGTTCAAGTTGGGTGCGAAGCAGCGCCTGTCTCTCGCTTCGAGCGTCGAGCTTATGTGTGGCGGAATGCCTGAGATCACGGATGGTAAATACTTCGAGGACGAAGGCGAAGTTCTTGCGACCCTGAGGGAGAGAGGCCTTCTGGAAGAGCAGGGCGACGACGTGGAGTTCGAGGTGATGACGCCTGTCGCAGCGAAGGCAGAGCCTGTCGCAGTGAACCCCGACCTCAAGACAGCGATCAACGTGATGGTCAAGCAAGGCTTGGGCAAGGACGCCAAGGCCGCTGGGTTTACGGACATTGACGTGACGCTTACGGAGGTCAAGCAGTTACGTGTCGACGCCGAGAAGTTCGCAGAGGAAATCAAGTACCTCAAAGGCCGCAGCTTCACGGCACCTGTGCAGGTTACGGGTGAGCAGGTAGTTGATGGCGACACTCTTACGTACGAGGTCGTCCAGAAGAACGCCATGCAACTGTTCAAGAACCCGCGAACAGGCAAGGCGATCAAGCAACTCAACTTCGACATCCCGACACTTGTCTGGAAGGACGCGAAGGGTGACGTTGCGAAGCACCCGATGGTGCCAGTGCAGGTAGACCACTACCAGTTCCGTGCGACCCACCTGATCAAATTCCTCACGGGCTTTATCATGGGCAAGAACATCTGGTGTCACGGTCATACGGGTACGGGTAAGACGACCTTGCCCGAACAGGTGGCCGCAGTGATCCAGTTCCCTGTCTTCCCGATCAACCTCGATGGGAACATCGAGAGGGCGGATCTCGTAGGGCAGATGGACATCGTGAACGACGGTGGTACGTCCATCACGGAGTTCAAGGAAGGCATCCTCCCGAGAGCGATGACGCAGCCCTGCATCCTCGTGCTAGACGAGATCGATGCAGGTAAGCCCGATGTAATGTTCGTGATCCAGCGAGCTACGGAAGGCAAGGGTCTGTTGCTTACGGAGGATGGTGGGCGTCTCGTGAAACCTCACCCGTTGTTCCGCTTCGTTGCGACTGCCAACTCACGAGGGCAGGGTGACGAGTACGGTGTATACGCAGGTGTGAGGCCCATGAACGGGGCGTTGCTCAACCGCTTCCCGATCTTCATCGAGGTGGATTACATGACGAAGGAAGAGGAAAGCGTATTCCTCAAGAAGACCTACGGCCTTGCGGATGAGGTGATTGATAACATCACGACCTTCGCAGGGATGTGCCGCAAGGCATTCGCAGAGGGAGAGACGACAGTTCCTGTATCGCCAAGGGATACGATGGCGATGTGCGAGATGTACAGTTTCTTCGAGACGATCTTTCCCACCAAGGCACAGGCTACGGAGTTTGCGGTCACGACCAGCGTGATAGACAGAGCGCCGTTGGATAACCGACAGCGTGTCATCGAGCTTGCGGATCGTTGCTTCGCCTCGTGCAAATTCACAGGAGGTAGCTAATGGAACATGCGTTGTATTTCTTGGGCCTATGGCTGTGGGAACTTCTCACAGTCGTACCCTTACCATAACCCTTACGAATAGGAGAGTGCCATGACAGGTACGTTTTACCTACCCGACAACGACCCCGACCTTGATCGGGACTACATCAAGGGCAGCGAGTACATGAACGGTACACGCACCGCCATCCGCACCATCTCATCCGACTTCAACACCAACGTTGTGTTCGAGGGTGATGGTGCGGCCACCAACGGTGACTTCGTGATCATGCCTATGCAGGATCAAGATAACATGATGACGCACCGTCAGGTGAACGTGGGACGTGGCTACGCCAACCACGAAAGCCTTCACAAACTTCTGACCGACTTCGAGAAGGGCAAGAAATGGCTCACGAAGATGCACAAGACAGGCCGGAAGTTCACGGCGAGCATGGCGCAAGCCATCGAGGATGTGCGTATCGAGAACGGAGGCCGTGAGTTGTATCCGGGTATGCCTAAGAGCATAGACAAGACAGCGGAGGAAGTGTGCCGCCACTTCGCAGAGAACCACAAGGACGACATCAAGGACGGTGCGCTGGACGACCCGTGGAAGATGCTGCCGCTAGCGACAACGTGGATAGGCCGCATCAAGCTGGGTTACCCGTCCGAGGTCATCAAGACAGCGTTCGAGCAGCTTGGCGAGGACGTCAAGCGACGGGCCACACTGGTTGCAGATGCTGTGATCAACGGCCTTGACCACGGCGTGGAAGGTGTAGGCAGGGTGGATCGTCAGGTTGCGTACAAGGGATTTGCGCAGGGACTCAAGCTTGCCGAGCGTATAGCGAACGAGCTTGAGAAGGAAATACCGGCTCCCGAACCGCAGCCGCAGCCCACGCCAGACGACGAGACAGGCGAGAAAGCCCCGCCCGGTGACGGCAAGACAAGCGCTCCGGGTGAAGGCGAGACAGGCAAGCAGGGCAGCGAACCGGGCAAGACAGACGGCGAAGAGCAGGAGAAGGTGCAGCACGGGACGAACGAAGCCAGCGAAGGCAAGGACGTCGACGGCGCTAGCGGACCTGACACGAGTGACACCATTGGTCACGGTGCGGTGCAGAAGGGCATCGAGAACACCATGAAACCCGAACCCAAGCCCATAGAACACGACCTCAATCTCGTGAAGAACTTGATACAGAACCACGCTCCTGTGGAAGGTGAGGGGCGGCGGCATTCCACGGAGATCCTGCACAGGACACCGTTCACGACGGACGACGATGTGATCGAACCCCCTGCGCATGCTCTGGAAAACGCCGCCCATTACCGAGCGGAGTACCGAGAAGCCAAGCGTGTTCTCGGGAGCAAGCTTGCGACCATGAGACGGAAGCTTGAGCGAGCGTTGATCGCCAAGGTGGCCTGTGATTACGAGACAGGCATCTCGGGCCGCCTCAACGTGAGGAGCAAGGCCGCCGGTATCATCATGGGCGCAGACAAGATCTACAAGCGCCGTGTGGATGGCGACGACATCGACACCGCAGTCACCCTGCTGGTGGATTGCAGTGGTTCCATGTCGGGTGATGCCATGAAGCTCGCAGGGCATAGCGCCATTGCACTGGCCGAAGCACTTGAGGCTGGCGGTGTCCCTTACGAAGTGATCGGGCATACCACGCTGAGTATGAGTGGGACCAGCCGTAGCCGCATGAACGCTGCCAAGCGTGTGACGGATGCGGACGGTGACAACGTTGTGCATCATGGGTGGGCAAGGGAATGCGCCCTGCATATGCCGGTGTTCAAGCCCTTCGACAAGGCGCTGCGCCAGTGCTACCACACGATGGGTCTGCTGCCCAATGCAGCGGACAATGCGAACGCTGATGCGTGTGCCATACGTGAGGCAGGTAATCGTCTGCTGAAGCGACGGGAAACCAAGAAGGTTCTGCTGTTGCTGGCTGACGGGTATCCTGCATGGTCGACGTCGTTTACGACTGATGACCGCAATGCCTATACGAGACAAGCTGTCGTGAACCTTGAGGCGCAAGGGGTTGACTGCGTAGGCATCGGCATTGCCAGCGATTGCGTCAAACAATTCTTCGGGAAGTGGGTAGTCATCAACAGCATCGATGACCTGAGCAAGACTGTGCTTGACCAGATCGCCAAGATGATTATCGGCGAACGCTTCACGGTGGATAACGCGGATTTGATAGGGGGGAAGCGTGGTCTACGAAATGAAACCTCGTAAGGCCAAGCGAATTACTATCCCTAGCAAATGGTTCCGTTTGCAACCACGAATGACGATGCTTTTCTGGGCGGAAGTTCACAGACAATGCAAACGAAAGCACGTCAAGCATTCGAACCTACCTAAGGTGAAACTCATAACAGAGGAGATTATCAAACATGCTTACAAAAACACGTATCGTCGTAGCCCTTGAGGAACACATAGAAAACTCATTGGAAAACGACCCTGACTTCGCATGCACGGTAGTGATGCGATATCAGTTTGAACTACACGACCAGAAGCCATCACATGAAATTGATGGTGTGACATCCCTGACATACAACGATGACGTACACACTGATCGCACCGTTGAGTTGGGGCGCGAAGACGAAAACGTTGTCGTCCGCATGGAAGACATCGTCGGATTTTACAAATAACCCTCACGAAAGGAGGCTACTATGACTGATAACATTAACAAGATCGCAGAAGCCGAACTCGATAAGCTTGGGTTCGCGAAGAAGAAGTCTGTCGCAGATCCCAGCCCGCCGCGTTACAAACATGGCGAAAGGGGGAGGACCGACCTGTTCTCCGGCATGACGGGCAAGCTTGACGACAGCCTTACGGACATCCCCGATTTTCTTGGGCCGAAGCGCAAGAAGAACCCACCGCCAGTGCCTAACAAGATGCGCAGGACTGTGGTAACGGGGCGCTCTACACCTCAACATCAGGACGACATCTGTGTGGAGATGGAGAGCGTGGGCGCTGCATGGAAGTGTCACGAGAAGGTGACCGACATCAGCGAAGACGACCTCGCACATATCAGTAACGTACTGGCCACGAATGCAGGGAATATCCTTGATCATTGCGGCCTTATCTACAACGGCAGTGAGGCGGCAGAACATCTTCGCCAACTGATAGCTGCGTGGATCACGAACGAGACGAAGCATTGGGACGGTAAGAAGTACCGTGACATACGGTTCGTGAAATGACGAAGCACAAGTGGGGCTGGACAGAAGTCCACAAACAACCCAAGAAAAAGCGCGTCAAGCAGAAGAAGACTGCCAAAGATGCGCAGTACGAGGAGTGGTTGGAAGAGCGTTGGAACAACCCCTCCAAGCCCGTAGACAAGCACATCATAGCGCCCGTGGAAGGCGAGGCGCTGTTGCATTTCCGCGCAGACAAGACGGTTGATATAGTCCTAGTGGACCGTGAGAAACACATCGACGAAGTGGGCCTCATGGCCATAGGTATTAAGCTGTGCCTACAGGATGAGGCGTGGACAAAGCGCCTCATCATCAAGGCACATTCCCATGTAACCAACTTTATGAAGGAGAAGTCCAATGGCTGACATAGCAAATGTTGTGAAGAACCTGCTTGGAGGTGCCGATGCCAAGACAATACGATCCATTGCCCAAGTGGTAGTGGCTGCGATCAGCAGGTTGGAGGGCGAACCGTATCACCTCAAACCTGCATCCGATAGCACGACGGGAGTGAAGGTTAAACTCTCGGGCAACTTCGCCAGCGGAGAACCCGTTGTGAGGAAGCCGAAGAGACATGCGCGCCATCTGAAGGGCATTGACTACAAGGCCAAGCCGAACGGCTACGCACTTGTAGGTGATTGGGCGAACGGTTTCGACCTCTCGAAGGGAACCAACGGTGGCGAGCTTGTACTCGTGAGCCTCCCCAACTGGGGTATGGTGATCGGTAAGGTCCAGCACGACAACGATTGGGACTTCGAGTACGAGGACAGTGGCAGGAAGGGCGTGATCAAGCACTTCCGTGGTATGAGCGGCGTGATTGAACACGGCGATTACTCCAGTGTCATTGCCAAGTGCAAGGAGTTAGGGCTTCCGCAGATGGAGAACCCTGCTGCATCGAAGCATGCGAAATGAGCGCCTCGAAGGTAGGCGTCTTGGGCTGGACCATTCTGGTTCAGCTTTCGAACGGGAAGATCCAGAAGCTGTATGATCTGCCTGACTTCGTGAAGGCACCCGTAACGGAACACATTGAACTTCTGGAAGGCGTTGGTGCGTTTGAGAAAGACACCACCGCCGACATTGAAGGGAGTCCCGTATGAGCTTGCGTATACAGCCGCGAGGCGAAACCCTGTACGTGCAGGGAACCCTCCTAGGTAAGAGGGTTCGCATGAGTACGGGACTTCCGAAGCACCGTCGCAAGGAGGCAAACATCATCCGCATCCAGACAGAGAATGCCATTCTGTCTGGGGAGATGCTTCCTAATACGAGACAACTCTTCGGTGAATACATTGACGCTTACGAACACTCGCTGTCGACGACGAGGGATGGTGTGCCGTCGGTAGAAAAACGGGTGATCGCTTTACTCAGGAACCGTGTTGCCAGCGTGAGCATAGACCTGCTTACGATCAAGCACATGACCCAGAACATCGTAAAGTTGTGGGACAATGTGCAGGACAATTCGCGGCGGAGGTACATCAATGTGCTTAACGCTGTGGTCAACTACGGCAACACTGAGTTCGCCAAGCACGTGCCTTCGTATCCCAACAAGTTCGTTGACGATGCGAGGAGTGTGCATTTCACGGCGGACGAGACGAAGGCTTTCCTTGCAGAGATCGAAGGGACATCAGACTACATGAACTTCATGTACTTGGTGTACCTTGGGGTACGCTTGGGCGAGCTTAGGCATATGGAGCTTGATAGGGGAAGCGCCAGCGTCTTTGTCTACAGTACGAGTAGGCATACAAAGACGGTGGATCGGGTGCTTCCCGTACCAAACAATCTGTCGAAGGCCATTCGTGTCTATGGGTTTAGGCCTATGGCGGGTCACGAGACGGACGGGAAAGCCAGTCTCGCTATGAACTTGCAGTTGAAGCAGGTGTGTAGGGATCTTGGTATTGCCAAAGAAATGCGGGTGCATGATCTGCGTCATACATTCGCGTACTTGACCGCTCAGAAAGGTGCGGACCTAGCAGAAATACAGGGACTACTCGGGCATAAGGACATTGCGATGACGATGCGTTATCGTGGGTTCATACCGTCGAAGGCACGTCATGCAGTGAAGAACCTGCTTGACTGACTGTCCGATATATCATACTCAATCATTAACCTTACGGAAAGGAGGCCTATTATGGCTTACAATCTACCAGTTGAAAATTCGCACGTACCACCCAAGAAACTTGAGCTATCGCCGGGACAGATAGCATTGCGGGATGCGCCTCGGAGGAGTGATGGGAAGCTGTGCAAGTTCCCCATCGAGACGGCGAAGGAGATCAAGGAGTTCCGCGAAGTCCACATGACCGATGAAGATATCGGAACCTTCTTCGGCATTACGGAGAAGCAGATCGTGTGGGCCATGAAGCCCGAATACTACGGGGCGGCCATCCTCGGGACACCAGACAGACCCGAGGGTATAGCCAAGCCGAAGAAGGCACCCGAAGAACTCAAAAGCGTAGGCGTTTCAATGCGGACGTATGCGTGGATCACGGCGGTGAGTACGCTCTTCGATCAGAGGAAGGGTTACGTACTGGAAGTCCTTGCGGAGAAAGCACGGGGCGACAAGGAGTTCCTAGCGAAGCTTCTCAAGGGTCTGTGATGTCAACCTTGGTGAAGGAGGTCTTCACCGTGGTTAAGGCGAACAAGTTGTCCCTGCCATCCCTGTCTGAGAAGGCAGGGATTTCTTATTCGTCTGTACGGTCATGGAAAAGACACGAACCTCAACTCGGAAACTTTGTCTCGCTCGTGGAAGCTATGGGCGGCAAGGTTACGATCAATTGGGGGGGCAAGTCATGAACATATTCTATCTGGATGCCGACCCTCGCCAGAGTGCGGAGTACCACTGCGATGCGCACATCAGGAAGATGGTCGTTGAATATGCGCAGTTGCTTTGCAACCAGCATTGGTTGTCTGACGACGAAGCCGACATGCGGAGGGCTATAAACAATACCTTCTTTAAGCCGACGCATACCACGCATAAGTGTACGAAATGGGTGGGGCTGAACGCTTTTGCGTACGCCTACGTGTACATAATGTGGGAAGAGTTACAGAATATGTACATCACACGGTACGCCAAGCACCACGGGTCAATGCGGTTGCTGGATCCTCTGCTGACGCTGCCTACGAGGCTTTATAACGGGATGACGGAAGACATCGAAGACGACACGAAGTTTCCGACGGACGATCTGTCGCCACCGCCAATGTGCTTCGGAAAAAACTACGATTATCTGAAGGTTGGTGTGGATATTGCCGACCATAATGAGGTAGTATCTGCGTACAGAAATTACTACCGTGCGGCTAAGAATAAGTTTGCTTCGTGGGGTGGAGACAGGAAGTTGCCGTCATGGTGGTTGCAATCAGTGGGGTAGACGACGAAGAGCGTGGACGTGAAAACGTCTGCGCTTTTTTTTGTCCTAGGTGCAAGACAACGCGCGCGCCGGTTCACGTGCATGGTCATACGCAATGCTGCGTGTGCCATTTTTATGTTGAGGAATGTTGTCAGGGATCTTAACGAGCAAAAATGGGTTTCACTGACGCATGCGTCAATGGATCATGAGCCACTGGCGCATGCGCCACTCGCCGTGTTTTGAAAAAAATTTCAAAAAATTTCGGGCTTCGCATGGTGCGCGCAGCTAGGAAGACCTAGGACATCCCATTTGTAGGTGTGGCAGTTCATGGCCAGAAGATAACCAAGCCTCTCATTAGGGGTCATACAGAGGGGAAGCGGGCCAAGGCTGCGTGTCCACCGACAATCCTTCTTGGTGGCTGCGCCAACGATGAGTTCGGTAGATGTCTTGCCGGTTCCTTCGTACAAAGCCACGTCTGCGCCAGTGTGTATTGCGGTGACGTACCACGGGGCGCAGGCCGGGAGCAGGCAGACAAAGACGAGTAAATATTTAATAGAGTTTTCCGCCGCCGCCGACGAAGACAACAAGGTAGACGAAGATCGCGACCGCTCCGAGAGCGACCGCTAGTTTTACGTATTCTATGGGTGCCATTAGCTGTCATGCTCCTGTAACAGGGAGGCTTCGGCGCATTCTATGAGGTGCATACCAAACTCCATAGCTTCCATTGAGTTGAGGTACATACCTGCCCAAATCAGGTAGTCACTTTTTTGGACGGGGAAATGTACAATAACGTTACCGGCAGGGCAACTCTCGGCAAGAGGCATCAGACAGGGGCGGGGTTCGTCGTCTGGTCTGCTATGAGCTTGCACCATCCTATAAATTCCTTCTCTGCCAGCGTGTTCTTCATCAGGTTTACACGTTTGCATACATACTGAACGTTGTCTAGGACGTACCCCTTTGTATTGTCTATGCGATCTAGTGAGATATTCCTGTCGTTATTATTATCCATTGTTGATTGGTATGTCATCACCGTACCCGTGATAGCACACAGGCCGTGCTGTTGCTCGTACAAAATGAACATGTCTTCTAACTTCAGGTCAACACTTGGGCCTCCCTGAAGTTTACGGGAGGATTGTAAAGACGAAAAGCTACGCCTTATAAAATTGTGGGGCGTAGCTGTTTGTCTCAGGCGTCTTGTCGAGTTGACGCAGGGCTTGCAATGTGGCCGCCTGTAAGGAACCCTTTGTCCCGTGGTTTTATTTAAACGTGTCTCAAGATAAAAATCTTCGAGAGGTAACTCACGGTAGCAAGTAAAGCACTTCTTGAGTGCCAAGTTTAAACTTTTTGCAGGGATCTGCGCCGTGAAGCTTTCTGCTGGGTCTTACTCGTACGGACAGCTTTGGCTTTTGAATAAGCCCCCGCTTTCTTTTTCTTCTTTACAGCCATAGCACTACTCCTTTTGTGTGCGGTTTCAGTTGGTATTCGATACGCGTAGAAAAATAGTATCCAACTTCTCCTCTAGTTTATCAAATCTTTTCATAATGTCGTCCGTGCGGTGACCAAATTCTTTCTTCGATACATAGTTCTCGGACAGTTCGAGCTTGGTTTCGTAAATCATCTTCTCTAACTTGTCTTTATTCTGGTTAACACCGCGCATCCACCATAGAAAACTACCACAAGCCAGCGAGAGTATGCCATTCCATATCATAGCCGTGCTTTCCACAGCTATTCCTCTTCTTTCTTCGTGATGTCAGAAATGGCACCGCCATATTCGTAGGGGATGGGTTCGGGACGAGGGAAGTGGTTGTGTACGTCATTGAACTCCATCTGTTTGTACTCATAGTTTTTGCCTGTCTGGTCATCGGAAGGGTGTGACTGTGAATTGTTTGTGTTAGAAGCTCCGTCACCTATCAGTCCGTGCATAAAAAACTGTACGCCAGAACCGTTGGGGTTCCCGTTCTCCCATTCTTCTACGACCATGTTGGGAGAATCAATCATGGATTGTTCATTGTTTACTTCGTTGGGTTGCTTTGTATACACGCGGCTGCCACTGGATGTCATGTTCCATTGGATTTCTGCGGGCTGGTCTTTGCCCCATGAGTTATACCAGTACGAGACATGTACCGGCGGAAAGCCGTAGCTGGCTGTCCACCCACCGTAACGCCAACTGTATTCGGGGATGTCGTAGTTCAACCCTGCCCCCGGTTCACTTCGTCTCATTATTGACAAGGTGTTATAGGAGTCAGCGGTGCTGGGAGAGTATATGAACTGCTGCATCTGGACATGTATGACTGTGAAATCTGACGAGGGTGTAAAGTTCATACGGAAGAAACCGTTTAAGGTACGATTGTCACCTGTAAAACCTGTGTTCTGCATTGAGCGCCATGCTTTTGTAGGATACCTGCTGTAGTTACCTTCCTTGGCAGCCTGTCCACTCGCGAACCCGTTGTACTGATACACTCGTCTTTGCAGGAGACGGACACCTTGATTAACCCCGTCCACTGAGGGTGGAGCAGGGGTATATTTGTACGCTTCCTCTTTCGCCATGTGTTTAAGCCCTTCTGTAGGTTTCCATAGATGGTTTGCCGATGGGGATACTTGTTGTCTTCTTTGTACGGCCTCGGGTGGTGCGTGATTCAATAGTTTTATGCTTCATGTGAGGCACGTTGGCACCGCATTGGCAGTTTCCTTGACAGTTACTGGGGCTTTTACAGACAGAACTACTGTATTGACGGGTGTCTAGGCCTTGCATCTTAATCTCCTTTTAGGATGGGTGAGCTTACTTGTGTGAGGGGAGGGGTGTCGTCCCCATTTATAACTTTCCTGTACATGTCCAGCCAATCGTCTAGGCGCATGACGACGACGCTTTCGCCTGTCTTCATCTGGTTGCGTCGGTTGATGACAACGGGGATGTCCGGGGACGACGAGTTCTTTATGCCTCGCTCTGCTTGAGACAGAGCCTCGTGGACACGAAACTTCTCTGTACGTTTGGCCTCGACCCACATGTTCGGGACTCCGGTCAGGTCTGCCTGACCTCCGCCCATCAGGTTTCGCCCGCCCCCAGACAAAGGCGCTCGGTAGACAACGGGCTGCCCGCCGAAAAGTTTTTCATTGAAGTAGCCAGCGAGTTCACGTTCGTAGTTGTCACCCTTACCCTTGGCTCCCCGTGGTTTGAGTGCCATTACCAATCATCCCCTAGTACGGTGCCATGTTGTTCGTTGTATTCAGTACATTTCTTACACATGAACTGCCACTTTGGACGAGACGCTATGTCTCTGCACTTAATGCAGGGGCGCTCCCACATCTTGACGTTACGGGCGCTGGATAAGGCGACAACATACTTGGCTCCATCAAAATCCCGTAGGCCTTCGCGTTGTAATATTCTTTTGACTGTGTCTACACATATGCCGAGACGCCTAGCCATCTGAGTGTACGGTAGCTCATCTTTCAGTGCGTCAGTTAGGTATTCTATGTCACATGGTGTGACGACAACCGGCTTTCCCATGCAGGGTGGTTCCTTTCGTGACAAAGTTTTGTCAGTTTATACCCAAGTTATTAGAAACAAGCAACAAAACGTCAGTGCCGGGAGGCACTGGCGCGGTTTGTCTTCAGTTTTAATTTGACAAAGACACTTGACGGGGGTAGTTCTCGGGAGACGGTGACTGTTAACGCGTTAATATAACCTAAGACAAACCAAGAGAAGTAACCCTTCGGGTTATTCTCTTTTAGTTAGTAGTACGTTAACAGTTTTCCATTCCCAACCACCTTCGCACCTCGTATTGCGGTATTCGCATCTGCCTACTGATCTCGGATGCGTTAAGACCTTGTGTCTTGGAGATGTATATAGCTTGTTGCTTCTTAGATTTCGTAGAGACAATGAACTTCGCACCAGTGAGCAGGTTTTCGCACCATCCAATGTAGTGTGTCTGGTGTAACTCTGTCTGCTGACGCACCTTCCCGAAACTTATTTGCGTGACCATCATAATCCTGCTGTCGTTTCCTGCTTGGGCTTCGAGATATTTATACGGGGTAAACTCCCTGCCGTCAGACGTGTGTACGTATAGGTCGTCGTTGAATAAGCCAGCCTTAGCCTTCACATCGTTCTTGTCTTGGTAAACTTGGGTGACAAAAACTTGGGTGTCTACATCGGTAAGTTGTGCTGTCGACCCGGCTTCACGACCCAAGCCGCCTTCACCGGGCTTGTTTCTGTGGTGGACTAAGACAACAGACACGCCTTTGTTCCTGACTGTCTTCGCTACCAAGTTTACCTTTGCCCATTCGGTGGGGCTTGCTTCTTCTAGTCCGCGGAAAGCATTTCGGATTGTATCAATGACAAGGATGTTAGGGTTAACAACATCCAGCCACTCACCTAACAGATTGAACCCTGTTTGTGACATCAAATCCATGTCACCCCCGTCCTCAGGAGATATAAGTGTCGGAGACCACAGGGCAAAACGGTTATTAGTGTACCCAAATGTAGTATTAAACTCTTTCATCCTACGTAATGCGGTACGTCTTGGGTTGTCAAAATCCAGATAGAATACCTTAGCCGGTTTCCCCATTTCATAAGGGCCGAAACTTTGGTTGCCAGCAGCAAGTGATGTCAACAGGGCAGACATAAAATAACTTTTGCCGTGACCATTAAACCCTACAATCTGTGTGATTGTTGCTTCGGGTATTAACGGGTCAACCCAGAAGGGTTCGTCCATCAGGTTAGCTATTAAATCGTCAACAGCTTGGGCATAAATAGGGACAAGACGACTTGGTGGCACAACTGCCGTCTCTTCTAGCTTCGCAAGCTTGTCTTTACGCACCCCTCCTTCGTCATAATCGTCAGGATAATTCCGCCTATCCATATCCTGTGCGGATCGCATCTTTTGTAAGAGCCATTGCTGTATTTCTTTGGGGCCATAACGCTGTTCGTCGAAAAACTGTTGGTAGTAGTGGGTTACAGCCTGTATCAGGGCATCGCCGACAACGCCTTTCCGTACCATTTGGCCACAAAACCGCACCATCCACCCATCAGTTCCGTCACCATCACGTAATTTTCGTCCCAAAATCGCAACGCGGTTTTCGGTTTGCTCACTCACAGATAACGATTGCTCAACAGTAGCTACAGATATCTCTGAAAGATTAAGGGTATCGAAACTGAACACCTCGTCTGCGTCTACAATATCGGTAGGAGTTCCCTGCCATACGTAGTCGGCGAGGTCGTCGTGGTCGTGGGCGTCAGCTATTTCCCATGTATACTGGTGTGTTACGTCTTTATTTTCATTCAGCTTAATAGACGGGGGCATGACGACATACCCACCGTCTCCTCTAAGGTCTAGGCCTTGGACATCTACCCATTCCCTAGCTGTACCGCCTACCTTGTTCGCAAATCTCTTGCCTTGCATGGGATGTGCGAAGTAGTAGTGGTGTCCTCTTGTGGTCTTGACAGCTATTGGTGTGGTCAAGCCCTTCCTTTTTACATAGGCCTCTGCCTCTGCGTTGTCACAGTCCAAAACAATCACACCACTGATCGCGCCAGTGACTAGGGCTAGGTTAAATAATTCTACCCTTGTGCCACTCGATGTCGGCGCGCCGTTCTCAAACCAATCTTCTACTTCTTCCGAGGTAGTGGATCGTGTTTGATATTCCTTCCATTCTGCTAAGGGTTTCTTGTTGCTTGCAGACAGAGGTATGATTGTCCAGCCACGTTCTAGTGCATTGATAGCTTCGTTATACAGTAGCGCCTTTAGCTCTGCTTTTTGGTTCGTCATTGTTACCATCCTGTTCAAAGTAATCGTCAATTTTTAGGTGTATGGATGCGTTCTTTAACTGTTCGAAGTGAAGGGTTGTCATGTATCTCGTGTTCATCATACGGTATGGCGCTGTTCGGGACTTCTCTAACATGTGCGCTATCTGGTTAGGTCCGCCACAATCGTTAATGAATTTCTTAGCATTAAATTTCCATGTCATTTTCTTGGTTCCTTTCTCCTTAACTCTTCCCACAAATCAGACACCTAATCAACCTAGTCTCATAAATGTGACAAAGTTTTGTCAGTTTATTAGGTTGTCTTTTATTTGAGACTGTTGTATAGGTACTGCAAGAATTGCCCACCACCGGGTCGGGGAGGCAGCCCAGTTGTTAGGAGAAGCCCGATAACTGAGACACCATTTTATGCCTCCCCGATTTATTGGAAACGATAACCATAACTGTTAGGAGAACCCATGTCTGATTGGGATAAATTCGAGGACGATACCGCCTCCTCTGGTATGCAGAAACTCATCGAAGAGTACACTGAAACCAAAACAATCTTTGACGAAGCCAAAGAAAAGGTAACCACCATAGAAGCTAAGATTGTTGCTGAGTTTACCGACGAGTTTGGTGAACAGAGTAAACAAATAGGCAGCAACATAGTCACGATCAACCGACAGGAACGTTTTGATTGGGACCAAGATAAGCTCGAAGCTTTGTTCCACTCTGGCACGGTGCCGGAATATGTGCGGAAGAGACTTAGCGTAGACAAGCGTTCCTTCCAGAGATTAACCGAGACAGAGCAAACCCCTTTGCTTGTAGCACTTACTCGCAAGCCGGGGCCTGTGTCTGTAAAAGTTACGAGGAGTAGCTAATGGAATTTTCACCGTTGAACACTTCAGACGAGAGAACCGCAAGACGTAAGGTACTCTTGTATGGCCACCACGGTTGGGGCAAAACAACCCAGCTTAAATACTTCCAAGAAGAGTATGGCAAAGGGTTTATTTTCTCTGGCGAGAGTGGGCTAAGTTCAATCCGCCAAGCCAAGATTGATTACCTTCCCTTTACATCTTGGAACGACGGTTCAATACCAGAGAAGGATATGTATAGCTTCGTAGACATATTTAAGTGGACGAAAACCGACGACTTTAAAAAGAAGGGCTACTCTTGGATTGGTATTGACAGCCTAACCGAGCTTTCCGACCTGTCATTTAAGAGCGCGGAGAAGAACGAACTGGAAAAAGCAAAGCAATCTGGCAGTGGATCTCCCAACGGCTTTGCTGTTTGGGGCGACCACGCGGCCCAACTGATTGGTGCGTGTAAGGCCATACGTGACATGGATATGCACGTTATCGTGACTGCGCTAGCCAAGGAGTCCCAAGATGACAACGGCGGTGCAACTTACTGGCCAATGGTTGCTGGTAAGCAAACCACACAACAGCTTCCCGGCATCTTTGACTGCGTGTTTTGCGGTGTCAGGGTTACCGACGAGAAAGATGGGAAGCAAAAAGTTCTGCGCTACACAATCACAGACGAAGTGAAGGGGTGGCATGGGAAAGTCAGAGACGAAAGCAGACGACTGAAGCCTGTTGAGCAGACCGGCAACGTTGTAGAACTCCTTAAACGTCTTGACATGACTGACAAAGAGTTCAAAGAAACCGTAAATATAACCACAACTGTTAAGGAGAAAAGCTAATGGCTTTTAATTTTAAGGAACTAAGTCTATCCGAAGTAGACGTTTCAACTGCCGCGCCTATCCTAATGCCGGGACGCTATGTCGTGGAAGTTAAGGACGCTGAATTAAGAGGGACTAAGAACGGTGGTGACGCTGTCCAGATAAGCATGACGGACACTAAGGGGGGCGGATCATTACGAGGCTGGCTTAACGTAAACGTGCCGTCTTCCAAGCCAGCTACTCGCATTGGAAGAGAGCAACTGAAGGCGTTGCTTACATTTGGTGGACACCCAACCCCTGATAACCCTAATGATATCAAGTCCTTAATCGGTTTGACTGTTGGTATATCGGTTGGTAAAGATACCTATCAGAAGGATGGAGTAGAACGAGAGGGGTCAAAGTTGAAAGGTTTTTTCGATCCAAGTGAGCTTGACCCTGACATATTACCCAAGAACCAATCGCACACCTCCCTGTCGGTTGAGACGTCGGCTAAGAACGCTCAGACTTTAGACGACGAGATACCGTTTTGATTGGTTCAAAACTGGCCGGGGCTAAACCCCCGGCCTTTTTTCTTAGGTAAAAAACATGGATGTAGCAGACCTTATCGAACGTGCATACGAGAAAGACAAACCGCCAGACAGGCCGCGTTCGTACATAGGCGCTAGCATTATTGGTAACTCTTGCGAAGCATTGATTACATATTCTTTACGAGGGTATCCAGACACACCACTCCCCGGCTTTCTTAGCAGGATGTTTCGTGACGGTCATCGTATAGAAGACCAAGTTTTATACGACATGAAGAAGGCCGGTATAGATGTCATGGAAGTTGACCCTATGAATAACAAGCAGTGGGCCTACCATTCCTATGGTGGCCACGCTGTTGGTCACGCAGATGGTGTTGTAGAAGCACCTGATGGTTCGTCTTGGTTACTTGAAATCAAGAGTATGAATGACGCCAAGTTTAAGGAGTTTAAAAAGAACGGAGTAAAGTCTAGTCATAAAAATTACTACTCTCAAATGCAGTTTATGATGGGTATGGCTCAGTTCGAGAAGGGTGTGCTTGTCTCTTACAATAAAAATAACTCTCAATATCACTCCGAAGTAATTGATTATGATGAGTTTTATTATCAATCGCTACGTCAGAAAGTTGAGAATGTTCTCAACAATGAAGCGAAGCGAATATCAGACGACCCCTCAGATTGGAGGTGTAGGGGTTGCTTTAAGAGGACATCATGCTGGGATTTAGAAGAGCCAAAAGAAAAGACGATGAGGACGTGCGCAAATTACCAAGCAAATCTGGACGGGACATGGACTTGCCCCAACGGGTGCCAGAGTGTGTGCAAAGCGTGGGAGATCTGGCAGCCCAAGCCAAAGACTTCGTCTACCTAGCCTCACCGTATTCCCTAGGTGGTACTGCCAACGATGCAGATATGGATCGAAGGTACAGGCAGATCACCCGTTGTTGCCACGCTTTGACGCGGTTGGGCGCTAACATATATTCACCAATTACCCACCACCACAGTACACAATCTGTTGGCGGTATCATTAAGGGCGACAGTAACTACTGGCTTGCTATAGACTTTGGAGTTCTTAAACATGCGAAGGGGATGTATGTCTTGACGCTTGATGGATGGGAAAAGAGTGTATGCGTGTCTCGTGAAATAGAGTACGCGCGAGACAAGCTCGATATACCTGTGATGTTTATCCGTCCAGACAAGTACATTTTAGGAGATGGTTATGAGTGACTCACGCATAAAAATTCTCCGGCTACAATACGAGATCGCAAGCGTTCGCGACAGGGTTAAAGACTTGGAATGGCTTACTGATCATGGGGAAAAGGTTGACAGTGACGCAAGAACGAAAGCGGTAGACAAGCTTCGACACCTTAACAAAGAACTATTACGATTAGAGGAGCAGGAACTATGCCAAAACTTGTCGGAATAACTGGCTACATAGGCAGCGGCAAAACACTAGCCGCAGATTACCTATGTTCTTCATACAATTTTAACAAACTAAAGATGGCGCAGCCCATAAAGGATATGCTTTACGCTGTTGGTTTAACTACAGACGACCTTGAGGGTAGACGTAAAGAACAAAGCGCGAATATGCTTTGCGACAAGACGCCCCGTTACGCTATGCAGACGTTAGGCACAGAGTGGGGCCGCGATATGATAGGGCCTGACCTGTGGGTCCACCTCTGGGAACGTAAGGCCACTGGCTTAATGAGCTTGAACCACAACATTGTTTCAGACGACATCAGGTATGAGAACGAAGTCCACAAGGTACGCAATATGGGTGGTGTAGTTGTGCGAATAAAACGAGAAGGTTCGGTGTCGAACCACCCGTCAGAAGAACAGGACTTCGAGGTTGACTATGAAATCAATAACAACGACGGTATCACTACTATGTTTAGGGAGATGGACTACATAATTGAATAATGGACGTTGTTTCACACGCACGGGATCTTCCTTATTGGACACTGAAAGATATGAAACAGGCTGTATCTAGCTGTCACCACCTGTTTGAGAAGCAGCAACCTGCGTGGGATAAGCTATACATGCTCAAGATAATGTCTTACAGAGAGTTGCAAAGAGGATACTCTAGCAATGATAACGTGTAAAAATTGTGGCCATAAATCTCACTGTGGTATCAAACTTATGGTAGACTTCCGCTTCAAACCAAACGAAGCATGGCAAACTAATGGCATGGAAGGACAAGTGGAAGTCTGCAAGAACTGTAGATGTACACTTTGTATACCAACTGATGAAGAAACAATATTGGTTTTGGAGAAGTAGGCCCTTACAATGGGTACAACGTCGTCTAATCAAATTGGATAGTTGGTTGTGGCGTAAGATGTGGGGCAGAAAACAACGATAACTAATAAGGAGTACGTAGTATGTTAAGTCTGATAGGCTCTGTCCTAGGTTTTGGCACGAGTTTCCTTCCGAAAGTATTAGGGTTCTTCGAAGAGAAGAGAGATCAAGCCCATGAATTAAAACTCATGGATAAACAGCTAGAGCAGCAGATAAAAATCGGTGAGCAAAAGTTGCAGCATGTGAATGTCGACGCAGATATTAGAGAGACTGAAGCACTGCATAAGGAACACACAAAGATTACGGTAAAAAGTAGCCAGTGGATTGTTAACTTGTCTGCTTCAGTAAGACCGATAATGACCTACCTGTTATTCGCAGAATTTATCTGTCTTACTTGTCTCGTCGCAATGGACGCTATCACCATTGGTACATACCAACTGATTTGGTCCCAAGAAATCAGTGCTGTGTGGGCTGCAATCGTAGCGTTTTGGTTTGGACAACGTACCTTTAACCGCAAATGAAAATCAACGAAGACGGGCTGGATATAATTAAGCACTACGAGGGTTACTCGTCGTCTGTCTACCTATGTCCAGCCGCACGGTTTACGATAGGATGGGGGTCAACTTGGGATCACAACGGCAACCCCATAAAGAAAGACCAGCCAGACATAAGCAAGGGGTACGCCCACAGGCTGTTGGTTAGGGAACTCCGCCATGTCGAACACGCAATCAGCCGACTTGTCTCGGCAGAACTGACAGAGAATATGTACTCCGCCGTTAGCTCACTAGTATACAACATCGGGAGTGGGAACTTTCAGTCTAGCACGTTAAGAATGAAGCTAAATCGTGGCAATTACGAGGGTGCTGCTGACGAGTTTCCTAAGTGGAGGAAGGCTGGTGGGAGGATTTTAGCTGGCTTGGTTAGGCGGAGACAGAGTGAGCGAGACTTATTTCTAGCCCTTTAGTTTATTAACAAAATCCCACAGGGCTGAGATGTTTTTCTGCATCTGGTGTATCTCGGTTGTATGCTTAACAGACTCAACGTACGTGTCTCTCCTGATTAACTCTTTCTCCATTTGATCTAGGTCTTTCCGAAGAGACTTAACCTCACTTTCCAGCCGCACAGCTACAACAATGAACGCTATGAAGAACGCTATCTGGTGCCAGTAACCTTGTATTATGTCCATCCATTTCCCTCACGCCCCTAAACCTTCTGGTTTAAGAGTCTTACACATGTATTTTATAGGCACAAACGG